TTAGGGCTCTAAACCTAAGGCGTAAACTTTATTAATCCTTGGACTACATGATAAAGGGGTGCCGCTGATGTTGACAGCGCGATAGATACATAAAATCTAAAATCACTGCCTGCTTTAACCATAGCTTGGCTAATTGTCGGCGTAGGGCCTCCCGAAAGAGACCCAATTACGGGAGAGATGGGAACGTATCCTTGTAACGAGGCGTACTCCTCTGCTACAGGGATACCAGTTAACATGAAATCATATTTACTGTAGTAGGGTATTGAAAAGTCTAAAACTTTCCAAATAGCTGTGTCGGTGGCTGTGGATCCTGCACCAACTGGTTTGTGTTCGAACAACACTTCATCAACTACTGACTGATTGTTGTCCATGTATACAACTGGTTCTGCAACAATGGACTGGTCAAAATACAGTTTATAATCTATATTTCCATGAAACAATTTAAAACCGGCCGATACCCTATCCAATAAAGAACTTTCCATATAACCCTCCCAATAAGGCCAATGTCTAGCATCAAAGTTAACCTGAGAGTACCTCTGGATTAAATCATAAATGTTGCCACTGAAAGCTTCATCATCATGTAACTTAGCAATAGATCCATCACAAATTTTGGTAACAGGAGCATTTGATGTACCAAATTTTCCTTGACCTTCAACCAACACAGCTGGTCCTGTCTGAAAATCTTTTACAAATCCTCCATTCAATCCTTTTAACAGGAAGTCATCACCCATAGCCTGCGATACAATGCATGCAATAGGTACAGTTGTCGGTACCTTAGACAGTACTCTAATTAGAAAATATCCTGTTGAATCATGATCTGAAACCACCTCCCATGGGTAGCTTCTCATATACGGTATTTCAACAATAGTTTCTGTAGTACCCCTAACTGTAACAATGTTAGTCCAGTAATCTCCCACCAATACTGAATTTGCAGTTGTACAATTACCAGTTGGTGTTATGGTGGTTGCTGTAGGTATGTATGCTAGAAGTACTCTAGCACTCATTAAGGAGCTAGTGAAAAACTGAACTCTAAACTTCATTGATCCTCTCCAAAATCTAAAGTTCATAGCCCATTGTGTAAATTCAGGTAAAAAGGCTGGACCTTGAAGTGCCGAAGCCCAATCTGTATTTACAACCCGACCAAATGTTACAGGGTCACAAGGATATGAATGTTCTACCATACTATCTACGAAGTCTACAGGATAAAATCTCTTAGACCTTTCATAGATGTCATGGGGAACTTCATCCTTAAAGTACATATCACCAGGTACTCCAGGGTGTGGCACATCTGTTAAAGTATTAATGTTATTACGGTTATACAAACCAGCCAAATCTCCAAATAGACTTTGTTTAACTCCAGAACCATCTCCATTGGTTCCAAGTGAAAGACTCGGTCCATCACTAGAACTCGACCAACTTTTTACCTGTTCATAAAATGCGCTCGCATCCTTAAAAGTACCTGTAGCTCCTCGCTGCTTACAGTAGGTGGCAGCTGCTGCCATGCCTACACCTACAACTGACTCTAATGTCTCCATCACTGTAGGTCTTCTAAGCATCTGTCCTTCAACCATAACAAAAGCAGGTGTTACTCTAATTCCTGTAGGACAGAAGAAAATAGGATTCTTATAAGCTGCAAAAACATTTACTTCAACAACAGCTCCCGTATCTAATAATGTAGCCAATCCTACCTTATCAAGCACTAATGTTCCAAACGTTTGCCATGCTGAGGTAGAGTGTTTATGATTATCAAACACATTAAATGGTCTAGTCCATGGCATGTCTATCACAATGGACTCCTGATCTGTCACTGCTAATGTGAAACCTGAAAAGCCAAACTGAGCATTGTCAATTGATGTGCCAATATAACCTGGTACTATTTGGCCTAAAATTGCTCCATACGTCTGAGCTGGACACACTAATTGTATTCTCAAATCTATATCCGTCCTCCAATATCTAAATTTATTTATAATATCATTAGCAGGAGAACTTCTATTCCTTAACACACTCATAGGATGTATATGTGCTGTAGTTGTACTCGGTGTCCATTGATGTGTGTAGATCAGGTACTCTCTGCACAGTATCTTAATTTGATCTTCATCAATGGAGGGGTAATATCTTAAATCCTTAGGTGGCATTATTGTCGTCATATTGTTAGGATTTGGGTCCTGGGACTCAGATATTGCAAAGTGGGTTAGTTGTCTGTTCACAACTTCGGTGTCATCTTCTTGACACAATTTATTTTCGATAGTTATACTTTCTGCGATTCTATACTTACGAAGTTCTGCTAGAATCATAGCTGAACTTAAGTAATGACTACCTTGAGAGCGGATCCAGTAAAATGTCAATTCACTGTCCATCACCTATTCAAGGCTCGGGATATACCCTAAGTTTTACACCCCTTACGGTGTGCTAGTTTAACGACTTGCAAAGTCATAAAGGATGTCAAAGTGACATCCACTCCCACCCTTCATAGTTCTCCAACCATGCAGGGCATCCTAGGTTACTAGCTCTACTATACTCTTCACCCCATCTAGACAAGGACGCCTCAAATGTTGGTAAAGTGTTACTAAATCCTAATACTCTATACATCTTCAGGAAGAAATTTCTTCTTTCATTGTAGATCTCCTCTTCGTAGAATAAATATTCTCTAAGTGCTGCATTACAGTTTTGGTTCAACTGTTGCATGTCACAATGATCCTTTTTCATCCATTCTAACATTCCTAATATAGAAGACTCTTTAAGTTTTCCAACATAGGAACCCCTGAATTTAACTAATGTTCTAGATAAAAACGTATAATCTTCCTCCGAAACATAACCTGAAGAAATACTCTTCTTGTTGGGATCTGTATAAATAAAGCCAAAATACTCTTTAAATATAACTTCCAAATTGATCATGTTGAAAAAAGGTACTCTGAAAGACGAGTCCCAAGCACTATCATCACCATGTACCCCGAATGAAATTTCTTCTGAAAATTTTAATTCAGGGTGAACTAGGTGGAAAGCAAATGCATGCATTACATTCAATACAAAACAATTCACTATACATGTTAACCAGTTTCCCGAACCCTGACCTCTACAATTCTTATAGAGATGTGAACCTCTCATCCAGAAAACACTAAGTATGCTTCTACATGCAGCATACAACCTGTTATATTCCTTAGTACCTCGCTCATAAAGATAAAACTCATTGAAAAATTTTGCCATAAAATCTATAAGAATAGGAGGTACAGAACCATCCATATTCTTAACATCTCCAGCTCCTTTACCCCCACTATTTGCAAACCTATACATCTTTTTCTTTAGCAAAGACGCATCTATGCTGTGAAGGTTAACCCCTAATACAAAGGGTGAAAGGGCATCAGATTTTATACTATAAACTGCCTGACCAACTGTTGTTGCTAGCAAAACCAATTGTACTAGATCTGCCACTGCAAAAGCTCTAACTTTATGATTCTCTACATCATCAATATCCAATAATTCATCCTTTAAGGACTGAATATTAACAAAAGTAGGTGTTATACCTTTTTCACACATTTTAATGGATTCTTCTATAGCGGACTTGAACTTAGGGTGTATGAAATTTGTTTCCTTAGAAAACAAATCTTTTCTATCCTTTATTCCGTGAGCTAACCCAAAAAACCCGGTAGACGTAGATCTATCCTGCTGACGTGTATAGTCTCCTCCAAACAATACTTCTTCTATAGTTAAGGACTTGTACTCCTTATCCATATTTATGTTTTCCAATATGTTGCCGTACAATAATTCAGGTCTCTTATCCATTATTTCCAAGAGATCTGGACTCATTGCGGGAGTTATAGTTTTAACCCACGTAGCGTTAGCCTTCCACCATGGTGATATTGTTATCTTATCTCCTGACTCAAATTGATATGTAACTTGTTCTCGTATTACAGGCATTCTGCCACTAGGTAACGGGTACGGTTTGTCGGGACTTAACTTATTCCAAGCTTTCTTGAGCATACTTGGTACATAATCTGTAGGTCCAGTACCTTTATAAAACAAATCGGTTTTACCCCCAATACCACAACCTCTAATAAAATTAGACGGTGGTGCTACTATATGTTCCGATACGTAGCTTATAGGCTGAGAGTAGCTGTCTCCTCTCACTTCTTCCAAATACCTAATGGGTGAAAAATAGCCAGCTTTAGATTTAGAGGCTCCAAAATATATACCTATCATACATAAATGATTTTTATGTTTCGCTAAGATAGGTAAACCACATTCTCCTTCCCTTCCTGAGGCACTTAGTACGTAAAAATTTTCCTTATAAACAACATTACTGTTGCATCTAACTTGTGCGTTCACGCTACTTCTAATAATTGCCCCCGAGTCTTGAAATCTCAAATGATAATTTCCTTCTATATCTCCTTCTGTAGCAACTCTAGTAACTTCACTTATTTTAGTAAAATCTACCTTTTCATCTAGTACATGTTTAAGTATGTTGGACTGATCTCCAATTTCCTTACCAAAAGTAAAATATATCTCTTCACAACCTTCATTCCAGGTTTTAAGTACTGTAGAATAACGTACTTCTATAATACCACCTGTAGCTTTAGTGTTGTGACACATAGGTGCAAGTCTTACAACCTTCCACTTTTTATGTTGGGCTGCATGCCTAACCGTTACTGCGGTATGGCCACTAATGAATGTACAAAAAGCTGTGCATTCGTAATAACTACCGTCCATAGAATAGGATATTTGAAATATATTGCCTAAAATCTTATTTAAAATACCAACATTTGGGTCAAGGTTGGAAGATCTCTGCATATGTCCACTAACAAGTTTGGTTCCCTTGCCAGTTACAGTTTTCTTAAACTTTTCTTTGCCCTTCCGTGCTTTTACAGCCTCCAATTTGGACTCAGAATGGACATTTACACCTACTTTAGGTAAGAGAAAAGATTTCTTTCCTATCTTTTCTTCATGTTTTACCTTTGCTTCATTGTCAATGTAAGAAAAATATCCTGCTACTCCTGTAACTATACCCACTACAACAGTTGCTGCAACTGCTAAGCCTGTAAGGGCTTTGGCAATAAGTGAAGGATGTGTTACTTTCCACCAACCACTGTGAATATCATCATAATAGTCTATAAAATCACCAAGACCATAATCTGAAGGCTTTCTACCTTGACTAAAAGCTACAAAGATATCATTAGCTACCTTGGCCTGTTTACTTCCATATAGGTTACTATAACATGTACAAGAGGTATGGATAGGTTCAATATCTACACCGGCTCCTTTACCTTTGGGTCTATAAAACACAAGGTACTCACTCGGTGTTCTTAAAGTAAACTTCTTCTTGAATCCCATCTGTACCAACCAACAAAACGATATAATATCTGCAGTCTCAGGCTCATGTTCAAAAGCTCCTGATAGACCTTTTAGCTGTCTAAAATATTGAATATATTGTGGACTAACCTTTGCATGTGCATCGATTTCGATAAGTTCTCCAGGTTTAGGTATAGGAATTTCTCTAGCTTTAAAAATAAGCTGTCCCACTTGTGGATACTCTAAAGCTTTTTGTTGCTTTATTCTAGCTTCCTGCATAGTTAAGATACCTCCTACATGTCGACTTTCATCTCTAGTTCTGAGCCTATCAAAATACAAACCCATATCTAATTCTTCCGTTATGGCATCTGTAATAGTAGGTGGTCCAATCTTATCAAAATTCGCAATCATAGCCATAAGGACATCACTTAAGCAATATTTACCTTCCTTAAGAATTTTATTCGCTCTCAAAGATGTTGAAGCATTGCTTACATTGAATGTCCAGCACTTATCTAGTAAGTCCGGTGTCAATTCCATATCTGGTGTCCAATTTACGCTACCTCTTTCTACGGTAGCATACAGGCCTATCCGGCTTGCCACTGCTTCAAAGTTAGAAACTCCCAATAAATGAAAGTCTTCTTTTTGTGTATTAGAAGTTGCTATAATGAGAGGACTGGTAAAATTGTACTTACCCTTATCCTCTACTGCTGACATGTCTAAAGTAAAAGTTTCTGAACTGACGGCGTGCAATATATCTACTGCCGCTTTACTCTTAGTATCTTGATTGTTTTCACAAAAGATATCTGACATTACCACAGTAGGTTGTCCGTAATATCCGTCCCAGTAATCACTGGAACTAGGCTTGGCAAACTTAGCGGCTTTCTGATTATACTCTCCTTCTGTTCCTGGCCTTTTATGTACTGTTTTAAAATAATGGTACATAGCTTTAGCTAAAAAGTTTAAAAGTGTATCTTTACCTGCTGCTGGTTTTCCAACAAGATATAATAATAACGGTTCTCTTCTACCTGTAGCACTAGGATGTTCCCTAGTGCCCAATAACCGCATAGCCTTCATTATACATATGTTAACTTGCTGACATAGCCTGCTAGGTTCATCTGAAGCAGAATTCTCTGTTGCATACTTTTGCAACTTAGCTACATCTTTCCTAATTTCACTATCATACTCCACATTAAATCTAACCTTTCTAACAGGGTCATAGTCTTCTAATGTCCAAGCATTAACCTTATTCAATAGTCTAATGACCTTGTCCTTCTTCTTGCCGTACTTCCAACTTGAATCTTTTGTAATTAGAAACATTATATTTCTAAAAGCCTTAACGAAGAAAACACTAAGATCTCCTGCCATATTGGTTGTTTTTGATAAAAATTTATCCAATGATTTACTACCTGTATCGATAAATGACTCAAAGATATTTCCTATAACTTTACCCAATAGATTTTCCAATTTACTTTGTCCATCTATTATAATAAGGCCATCCGATGTTTCATCTTCTTCAGATGATTCTAGCTCTTCACTACTGTGAAAGCCTTCCTCATAATCATCATCATCATCAATACCTAACCATAGGCTCAACATTTGGGCAAGACACTCCAAACTTTCAAGACTATCAGTTGCAACTATCTTTGCTAAAGATATCAATGCTGTCACAAAGAAACTTAATGCTGCCTGAGCTTCCAGTGCTTTATCACACATCCACTCAAACAAATTACTGCACATATCGCACAGTTGTTTCTTGAGCATTTCGAAGAATTCAGCTATCGCTTTACCCATTTCTTTAATGCTTTCCCATCCGTCTTCCATAAAGTCAGTCTTAAGTTTCTCGGCTACTCTCCTAATAAATTGTGCCATCTTATCCACAGTGTCTTCTTGTTCTAACACTGCATGTACTGCTTCGGTAACGTTTTCTTTAAGAAAGCCCGAAAACATGTGACCAGTTATTTTCTCTGGTTTGTTTTGTTGCCAGTTCTTATGATCAAAAATCTTAATATATCTAAGATCTTTTCTCACGATTGGTGCCACTATTAGGTTCAACAGTGGTACTAATTTTCTAATGAAGGTTAAGGGTCCCTTCTTTAGAATTCTCCCGTGAGGTCTATACCAGTACGGTAAGACCAAACACTTCGATTTCAACGCTTCTAATATAATAGGGTTAAATGGTGCTGCCATTGCTTGGTTGCTAAACCACTGTAAGTCTACCATTTTCATAAAATACTCGAAGACTAAGTTATATAGTTCTATAACATTAGCTTGTATAGGTTGAAATCCATTTACGACTAAGATTGTTCCAATCTTAAATTCGTCAGGATCGGGTTTCAATGGTAAAATTTTATTAATATCTTGTGGAAGATACCAATATTTTGTTCCTTTTACTCCAAAATGAAATCCTTTGTTTGTTTTCTGCCCTTCTTGTAGACTAGTACAAAAGGGTGCCCTTAATCTGATTGGTTCATTGGTCTCGAACTTCAGATAAAAATTTTGGGTCTCCTCTAGGTTGGACCCGTTTGTTTCAGTTGCTGACGTTATGTCGCAACAGAGACTACTCTCAATTGTATTGATAGCTAACTCTAGTGTAGGCGAGTTGCTAATCGAACGTGTTGGACCGGTAGGCGATATACCGGCCATTCCACTCACAAGGGCTTTAACCTCGATGTTGTGGTCGCTCACAAGGGCTTGAACCTCGATGTTGCTAAGGGTGTTTTGAATACTGTTATTTTCTGTCATTTGTAAATTCATATGTATTCCCCAGTCTATTTCCTGGCGCCAACCTGCTATTTACTGTTGTATATACGTGCTCCCCCACACTTGTATATATACTCACGCCTCGCGGATTGCAGCGTCACTATTAGTTTTTATGGTTAGTCGGTGGTGAAACCCGACTGTCGGTCAATATTGTTTTTCTATTAAATTACAACAATTTAAATAAATCCACAGATATTTGTTATAGATAATTCCAATCCCAATCTACCTTTCACACCCGCAATTGGTGCTACTAAGTAGCTCTTTTCGTACACATCATAGATATTCTTACTCAAAAATATTTAGTTTAGGATAGACGCAATAAATGCGTCCTGCCAACTAAAGATTAAATATTTCAAGCTAAATAGTTTATTGTACGTGTTTTTGTTCATAAATATCGTCCATATAAGTTTCAATATAGTCATAATTTTAACATTAAAACAATATCACAATTTTCCTTTTAATACAACCTGAGTTGTATAAGGCAGAGAACCTATGTATCCCCATTAAAGGGGCTGTCATATTTGTAAAACCTAAGTTTTATTAAAATATGGATGGGCCGAAGCCCAAAAGGGGACTAAGTCCCCGAAGGCCCTATACAGAGTATGTATAGGACCACCCAGATTACCTCCTGGAAAAGGGGTTCATCAAAATAAGATATACTTCGAACATGAGAAGTTACAATAAAGTAACCCAACACATGTCTAGGTAATAGCTCATAGAGATGGTTTGAAAATAAAAATTTATTTGTACTTGTTTTAAGATTTACCAAATAAAATTTAAATATGTTATCATAAAATTATAAAAGTCGCTTTGACATTTACATATAAAATTAATAATAATAAC